GCGGACAGCATGTCGTCTATATCTCCTAAAAACCATAGGTAATTAACCGTCCGGGTTCCTTTATTCTAAAACAATGGCACGCCACCGGAGTTTATATAGGCATTGAGGAAGGGAGGGAGGGAGGGGCGTGCCTGGCAATGACTAAAATGTCGCGCGGGGGCCGCGCGACATTTGAGTCGCAGCGGCACCACATGACTTGTGGTCGGGTCATATTTTTGATATTGATGTATTCAAATGATATCATGTTTATTCTTCGCATCAAAGCGGGTACTTGTGGATTACATTGATCACCAAAACTAAAACATTGTTCTGGTGTGAAATTACTTGTTACAATAAAACGAAAAGCATGCAGTGGAATAATTCCACCTTTAGTTTCAACATAACACTTGTATCGGTCAAACCAACGTAGTAGGTGATTGATGTCGATGCCTTGAGGTCCAAAGTCATCAATAATGACGTCTTCTTCCAGAAGGTATCCACTCCACCATTTAGTCCTTGGCTCTTTTATGTACGCATTCGGGAGTTCTTCATGTGCACGCCTGCTCTTCCCTGCTCCTGGGGGTCCATGAAACCACTGAACTTGTATTCCTTCTCTTGTTTTTGGGGACTGGATTGTAAGAAAGTTTCTGAGCAAGTTATGTCCGGAGTAGTACCATGTTCCGGGATTGGACTCAGCGAATTGAACCAAGCCATCTCTTCCGGTCCCCATGTCGGAAACGAATCGCCGGGCGATTTCATCTCTAGTAGATCCGCCTTCACTTGATTCAGGGAGCTCTCCAAATTCGACAAACACTCCATCTTTGGAGCAATAGTCTCTATTACTTCGTGGAGAACCTGCTGCGACTTCGATATGGCATCGAGGGAGATATCGATCCTTGATTGTATGGAAACGATATGATTTCTTAAATCTGATATATCCCTGGAGGTGCGGTGTTCCTGTTGCTCCAACCTCGCAGCCAATGATTGCATACTGCGACTCAGTTTCGCAAACTCGCTTGAGAGATGTGTATTCATCGTCAGTATAGTTATTGAGGGTGAAGCAGTATGCTTTTTTGGGGGTAGGAGGCATGATAAAATGGTATACATGATGGGTTCTTATATAGAGGCTTTTAAAAGTTTAAAAGAAAAGCGGGGGTAATACTATACCCCGCTTTTAAACGACGTAAGCGCTTACGTTTATTTATATTAAAATATTACAAGTGGCCGGCTATTGTCCGTCACCACTAAATGAACAATTATAACTAGTCAGAGCGTCAACAGAGACGGCTGTATTATCAGACAAATTTACAACATGAGCAATAATTAAATAACCACCACCACCAAGATTGTCTTGCGTGAATACTCCTTGATCATACTTCTGTATAGGGAACCTACGTTCATATATAGCAGAACGACACGTGGCATCCAAAATGAATACCTTATCGTCTACTGTAGTACCAACGTTACGAGCCCAATCAGCAACCATAGTAGGGTCAAAACCCCATGACGCTGATGCTGGAATGGCAGATTGCCAGATAGGATGTTTAATTAATTTAATAGTAAATATCCTTATACCAATTAATTGAGTTATACCAGTTCCAGATATGCTAAAAGTATTAGAGTGCTTGCCACCACGAAATATTATGTCACCATTGAATGCTGTAGGAGGCGTAATACCAGGATCGGTATTGATTAAACCACCTGCGGCAGTCCAAAAGGGAACAATACTGGGAGGTGTAGGGACAAGACTGAAGCATACTTCAGCTGCTAGAGGGCCAACACCCTGGGTTGTACCAGTGGATATGATACTACCAACAGACGTGAGGGACCTATAATGATTTTGACTCAGGGAGTCTCGCCAGAGGATGTTTTTCCATTGTCGTCTTGATATTCTTCGAGACCTAAATCTAACTCCAGACGTGCGACCACGCTGAACAGTCCAGCTAGCAGTTCGACTAGTCCGTCTACGAATTCCTGATCTTCTAACAACCGATCTATGATGAGTTCGACGTGTTCGGCGGACAGCATGTCGTCTATATCTCCTAAAAACCATAGGTAATTAACCGTCCGGGTTCCTTTATTCTAAAACAATGGCACGCCACCGGAGTTTATATAGGCATTGAGGAAGGGAGGGAGGG